AAATGGATATAAGAAAAATTTCCATTGGCCAAGACTATAAGTCTAGTGCAATGCACTATATAGTAGGTCAAGAGGTATTAGGAGGCAAATACGTAATACATTTAATACAGTATGTAGAAAGTTCAGATAGTATAAAAATTTGGATACAACACAATGACGAGATTTTTTTGTGGAAAGAGTTTAACTCAAATATGCCCGTCTCAATAGAATATAATATTAATTTTTAATGAAGTCACCATTTTATTTTATTGTAAAACCTTTAGATGATAAAAGGTATACAAATACAAAAAACATAGAGGGTATGGAGTTTATTACTAGTACTTCAGAAGAAAACTACAAAGCTTCAAACAGACAGGGCGTAGTAGTTGCAGTTCCTCTTGGGTATGATGGGCCAATAAAAGTTGGCGACATACTTCTTGTTCATCACAATGTATTTAAATACTACAATGATATGAAAGGTAGACAGCAAAGCGGTAAAAGTTTTTTTAAAGACAATTTATTTTTTATAGAAAACGACCAGTTTTTTATGTACAAACAAAATGATATGTGGCATTGTCATGACAGGTATTGTTTTGTAAAACCAGTAGAAAAAGAAGAATCATTTATATCTAAGCTTGGAACTGAAGAACCTCTTGTTGGTATTATGAAATACCCAAACAAATACCTATCTTCACAAGGGGTGAACAAGGGAGATAGAATATCTTTTAAACCAGATAGTGAATACGAGTTTATGGTAGATGACGAGAAACTATACAGAATGTATGACCATCAAATAACAATAAAGCTATGAAGTCAGAAGATTTAAAAAAAGAAATAATACACGCAGGGCGTAGAGCTGTAGAGCAGCTAATTAAGGTAGCTAAAGAAGATATTATAAAACCAGACCCGGATGACGAGCTGGCGGCAGATAGATTAAAAAATGCAGCAGCTACCAAAAAACTAGCTATATTCGATGCGTTTGAAATACTAAACAAAATAGATTTAGAAGAAGAGGTTATAAACTCAGGTGGACAAATAGATAAAACAAACACAAAACAAGGATTTGCAGAACGAAGGTCAAAGTAATTTATATCAAGTAATCAAAGATTACATTCCTAAGTCTGTTCTTGTTAAAAAGAATAGAGCTAAGACTTGGGTGTATGGGTATAATGAAAAGTATGATGTTGTGGTTATTTCTAAATCAGGACAGATTGGACAGATAATTAATATTAATGGTTTAGCTATAGCATTACCTAAACAGCCAGAGGAATTGTTTAAACGTTCTGATAAAAAAGAAAACCAATACTGGGAAAGACATGAGCTGCCAAAAGATTTAACAAGAATTAATTCTATATTTCAGTGGAACGAAAGACCACCTCTATTTAAAAACAAGTGGGTAGATTATATCGAAGAGGAGTTTGACAGAAGAGAACTAGGATTTTGGTTTTACAATAACGGGCAGCCTACATATATTACAGGTGCTCATTATATGTATTTACAGTGGACAAGTATTGATGTTGGGTATCCTGATTACAGAGAAGCAAACAGAATATTTTTTTTATACTGGGAAGCTTGTAAAGCTGACAAGAGATGTTTTGGTATGGATTATTTAAAAATAAGGCGTTCGGGGTTTTCGTTTATGGGGTCATCAGAATGTGTAAACACAGGAACACTTGTTAGAGATTCTAGGGTAGGTATATTATCAAAGACAGGTTCGGATGCTAAGAAAATGTTTACTGACAAAGTTGTTCCTATTGCAAATAGATTACCATTCTTTTTCAAGCCTATACAAGATGGGATGGATAAACCCAAAACAGAATTAGCATTTAGAGTTCCAGCTTCTAAAATTACAAAGAAAAATATGTATGATGATGTGGATGAAGAGCTAACAGGTCTTGATACTACAATTGATTGGAAGAATACAGATGATAACTCTTATGATGGTGAAAAACTTTTGTTACTTGTACACGATGAATCCGGTAAGTGGATAAAACCTAATAACATTCTAAATAACTGGCGTGTAACTAAAACTTGTCTCAGACTAGGAAGTAAGATAATCGGAAAATGTATGATGGGTTCTACTTCTAATGCTCTTGATAAAGGAGGTGAGAATTTCAAAAGACTATTTGAAGATTCTAATATAGCTACAAGAAACGCAAACGGACAGACAAAATCAGGATTGTATTCTTTGTTTATTCCAATGGAGTGGAATATGGAAGGGTTTATAGATAAATATGGTATGCCTGTATTTAGAAAACCTGTTAAACCGGTAGCTGGTGTAGATGGTGAATGGATTACAAACGGAGCAATAGATTATTGGGAGGCAGAAGTAGATTCACTAAAAAAAGACCCTGATGCGCTGAATGAATTTTACAGACAGTTTCCAAGAACAGAGTCACACGCATTTAGAGACGAAAGTAAATCATCACTATTTAATCTAACTAAGATATATCAGCAGATTGATTTCAATGATTCTTTGATTATGGAACATCATGTAACTCGTGGTAGGTTTTATTGGAAAGATGGAATAAAGGACTCAGAAGTTATCTGGACTCCAGATTCAAGGGGTAGATTTAAAGTTTCGTGGACACCTAAAAAAGGATTAAATAATAGAAAGATTCAAAAGCATGGTATATTTTTCCCAGCTAACGAGCATATAGGAGCTTTTGGTTGTGATAGTTATGATATATCTGGAACAGTTGGAGGTGGAGGTTCTAATGGAGCTTTGCATGGTTTAACTAAATATAATATGGATGACGCGCCAAGTAATGAGTTTTTTTTAGAATATGTAGCAAGACCACAAACAGCAGAGATATTTTTTGAAGAAGTATTAATGGCGTGTGTGTTCTATGGAATGCCGATACTTGTAGAAAATAACAAGCCAAGACTTTTATATCATTTTAAAAACAGAGGATACAGAGGTTTTAGTATGAACAGGCCAGATAAACATTATAATAAGTTATCAAAAACAGAAAAAGAATTAGGCGGTATACCTAACACATCAGAAGATGTAAAGCAATCGCATGCTGCAGCAATAGAATCTTATATTGAAAAACACGTAGGACTTGATTTAGATGGCGGTTACAGACCTGCTGATGAAATGGGCTCTATGTCTTTTACAAGAACACTTGAGGATTGGGCAAGGTTTGATATAAGCAGCAGAACTAAGTTTGATGCGAGTATAAGTTCAGGGTTAGCTATTATGGCAAATCAAAAGAATGTTTATCTACCTGAGAAAAAACAATCAAAAATAAACCTTAACTTTGCAAGATATAATAATAAAGGTTATTTAAGTGAATTAATTAGATGAAAGATGTTACAATAAATATTTCATCTGTAGGATTCCCTAGTCAGTTTGTGTCTGATGCAGAAAAGGAAACAGCAGAGTTTGGATTACAAATAGGACAGGCGATACAATACGAATGGTTTCGTAAAGATTCTACCGGATGTAGATACTATAGTCAGTGGAGGGATTTTAATAGATTAAGACTTTACGCAAGAGGTGAACAATCAGTAGCTAAATACAAAAACGAATTAGCTGTAGACGGTGATTTATCTTACTTAAATTTAGATTGGACTCCAGTTCCAATTATTCCAAAGTTTGTCGATATAGTGGTAAATGGAATGTCTGATAGATTATTCAAAGTAAAAGCTTATGCTCAGGATGCTTTGTCTCAATCAAAAAGAAATAAATATCAAGAAATGATAGAGGGGCAGATGGCTGCCAAAGATGTTTTATCTTTAATACAAGAAGGTACAGGGTTTGACCCTTTTATTATGAATCCTGATGAATTGCCTGCGACTGATGAAGAGCTTTCATTGTATATGAATTTAAATTACAAACCAGCTATTGAGATTGCAGAAGAAGAAGCTGTTAATACGATGTTTGAAGAAAATCATTATAGCGATATTCGTAAAAGATTAGACTATGATATAATGGTAACAGGTATGGCTGTTGCTAAACATGAGTTTTTAAAAGGCTCAGGTGTACAGGTTTCTTATGTTGACCCTGCAAACGTGGTTTATAGCTACACAGAAGACCCTCACTTCAAAGATTGTTTTTACTGGGGAGAAATTAAAACAGTTCCCATTGCTGAATTAATTAAGATTGACCCTACGCTTACTACAGATGATTTAGAGCAAATATCTAAATACAGTCAAAGCTGGTATGATTATTTTAATGTAGCTCAGTTTTATGAGAATGATATATTTTATCGTGATACTTGTACTCTGATGTACTTTAATTATAAAACAACTAAGAAGATGGTTTATAAAAAGAAAGTAAAAGACAATGGTAACATTTCTATGATAGAAAAGGATGATACTTTCAATCCGCCAGAAGAAATGATGGAAGAGGGTAATTTTGAGAAAGTAGAAAAAACAATAGATGTATGGTATGATGGTGTAATGGTTATGGGTACAAACATTATACTTAAATGGGAGCTTGCTAAAAACATGGTAAGACCTAAGTCATCATCTCAGCATGCAATACCTAATTATGTAGCAGTTGCACCTAGAATGTATAAAGGTGTAATTGAATCTCTTGTAAGAAGAATGATTCCTTATGCCGACCTTATACAAATGACTCATTTGAAACTGCAGCAAGTAATAGCTAGGACTGTGCCAGATGGTGTATATATTGATGCAGATGGTTTAAACGAGGTGGATTTAGGAACAGGTTCTGCATACAATCCAGAAGACGCATTAAGATTATACTTCCAAACCGGTTCGGTTATTGGTAGAAGTTATACACAAGAAGGTGATTTTAATCAAGGTAAAGTTCCTATACAGCAGCTCACAAGCAATTCTGGCGCTTCTAAGGCGCAAATGCTTATAGCTAACCTTAACCACTACTTAGATATGATTCGAGCTGTAACAGGCTTAAACGAAGCGAGAGACGGTACTATCGCTAACTCTGATGCACTGGTTGGTGTACAAAAGTTAGCAGCACTAAGTTCTAATACCGCTACTCGACATATATTAGATGGAAGTCTTTACATATATAGAACGTTAGCGGAAGCGCTGACTTATAGGGTAGCGGATATTTTA